GAGAAGGCGACAAACTTCTTAGGCCGCTCGTCGCTTATGGCGTGTTCCGGCCGTGGCGCATCCGGCTCCCAGCGTACAGGCTTGCCGTCGGCAAAAACCTCGTGGCCGGTGATGGGCTTGCTGATGATGCGCAGGTGGCGCTTGTCGCCGTCCTGAAACTTGACGTAATCGGAGGCCGCGTTGTTGGACTCCTGTAAGAATGTAAAAATGTCCGAAGGCATAGCTTTGGGTTTTGTGTGGTCCCAAGTACGCCCCGCAGTTAGGGGAAATAAATTTTTTTCAGTCTTGGTTATTAACATCGCGGCGTTGACGGAGCATCTTCCGTAAGCGCACAATGTTGATTGCCAGTAGCGTACACGCTCCGGCAAGACTCAAGCCCCAATCAATGACGTCCTGCCACCTGGCCATCTCCCACCCTAACCAGGCTAGGTTTAAAGCCATGATGTCCGCCCCGTCATTCATCTCTCAAACATACTTAATGCAAGCGGCAACACGCCAACTAAGCATAAGATAACCGCTTGCCACGATAAGCCGTGAACGACAATCTGTTCACAGGCCGTAGTCACGATCAGACCGCTTGCGGTGTTCTTCATCGACCACCTGCGCAGGTCACCTTTATTATCAAGCGCCGATGTCAGGGCATCCCATCCACTCTTGGAGGCTGCTGAAGACCTCCGAGACCTCAAACGATGGGCAAGCCTTCGCGCTGTATTCGCGGTGGCCATGTAAAGCTAGTGGTTTGTTAAGCACCTGGCATAAGGCGCGGCAGATGCGGTTGACGCTTGTGCGCTGCTCCGGTGTCATTGTATTCTTCGGATGACCGCTCGAGTCTAGACCGCCAACGTAGCAGATGCCGACGCTGTCTTTGTTTTGACCTCTAGCGTGCGCACCTATCTTGTTAATGGGTCGGCCGCTTTCAATGGTGCCATCCAAACGTATGACGTAGTGGTAGCCAATGTCTGACCAACCGCGGCTGAGGTGCCAAGCGCGAATCGTGTCGGCATGAATGTCATCGCCCTCTGCGGTAGCGCTACAATGGAGTATGACTCGTTTGATATTGCGCATCTTGCTCAATCGTATAGGCCAGGCTCTTCTACTGTCATCCATTCCTCACTCGTGTTAAGCAGCCGCTGGATGCCTTCATAAGTATACTCGACAGCACGCAACTGTTGCAAACTTTGCGGTTGGATACCGTCATACTTGACCACGAAATGACTGCCATCATTGCTGAATCGTACTGACTCGCGATCTTCTAAAACATCCGACCATTGGACTGCGTCCAAATCTTTGGCTTGTAGTATGACGTAGTGCCGATTCTCAATATCCATAGCGTGCCTTGGTTGCATTGAAGTTCTGCAAAACTTCTGATGCAGTTAATACATCATTATAAACCATCTGCTTGCTCAGGTGACCTTTCAAAAAGCCTCCGCGACGCAGGGCGACACCAGCATGGTACTTAGCAGCTTGACTGCTACTAAACTTGGCTCTATATCCTAGACCTGGTCCGGTGCCTTCATTATATGCCGACCAAGAGCGCAGGGTGCTTACCCCTACACCTTGTATGTAGATTTTAATGTTATTGTCAAGGGTGCTGCCTGTGTCATCATTTATAGTCACAGCTATATTGACCCAATTGTCCAAGTAGGCAGCCAATTCACCATTGCCCGTCCTGCGGTCGCGTCTATTGGTACTTGCGTTGCCGCCGTTGCCAGCAAACACAAAAGCAATAATGTTGGAATTGTTGGTCAAGGTGATTTCAATACCTTGATAGTATTTCCACCTGTTTGACGATGCCTCCGTGGTCGTTACGCTGTTGTTATTGCCAAAGGGCATGAAGGGGAAACACGTTGGGCTACTGCCATTAGAAAGCACCTTGACCCAGCTCTGAACTGTAAAACCGCCATCGTCGTCCAAATCGCCATATGTACGACTTGGTCCGGATCCAATGTGATTTACCTCACCGCTGTCTTCACCTAATCGAATCGGCGCAGCTATGTCATAATCAAACTTAATGCCATCGTCAACGCCGTCGAAGAAAAAAGACCCACCACCATCCGTGCTGCTATGGGTTGGCGCACCGCGAAAGGTGCCATCAACGTTGTTCGTTGTTAGGTCAAACCATGTGCTTCCGGAACCTGGATAGCTGCTTGTGTCACCTGCATCTAAGTGCTGCACAAGGTTGGTTGTGATAATCGACAGCCCAGCAGTTGGGAAAGCAACGCCATCGATTTTGGCAATGTCAGCTTTAGCCACGCCGTCAACCTTGACAACGTCATCCGTTGCAACACCATTAATCTTGCTGATGCTCACAGCTCGATGTAGTTGGGTGAAGGATCAATGACGATGTAGTTCGAGCCAAGGGCGTAGCCTATGACCCGCACAAAGTCGCCGCTGGCTGAAGGCTTGGTTGCACTTAATGCTCCCTGGGTAGTGCTTATATAGAGGATGTCTCCTGCGCTGTAGCTGTAGCCGGTGTTGTAAGAAACTCCCCTTATGAGCAAGCCATCGGTGCCGCTGTTTGTGCCAAGCGCCAATCCGAATAGACCTCTTGTTGTCGCCTCCGCATCGGCATCGACTGAGGCCCAGCCACCGCTGCCATATACGTACATCTTGCCCTGGACCAGCGTGTCATTGCCAAACTTCAAGACCTGTCCCTCGTGAGTAGCATTGGCATAGGCAGCCGTCCGGATAACATACTCGACAATCTGACCATCAAATACGTTTGTGTTGCCCACCGACTTGGGTGCGCGAGCCTCAAAGCTGACGCTGTTGTCCGCAATCTGTTGGCTTGCGCCTTGTATTTCCCCTGTTAGCCGGCTTGTTGCTTCGGACATTGTTTGCTGAAGCGTGTTCAGGGTCAGTCTTTGCCGCCTCAAGCCTCTTACAAACTCAGCAGATGCTGTAGGTATTGGAACGCTGTCGTCTGATGCTGTTGTTGCTGTGCTGCTGTCGTATTGATACTTAAACCATTCACCCTCGTAGAGTGAATTATTGGCAATAAGCCGTAAGCGCATAGGCACATAGTAAGCAGTATCACTATCTAAGCCTTGAACCGCAAAACATGGGCCATACAAATTGTTAGGAAACCTTATTGTGCCATTAGCAACGCTTAAAGGTGTTTGCCGCAGACTTACAATGTCCAAGCACGTCAGGTCGCAGATTGGTGTGCTTACTGATGAAAACGTGCTGCTGCTCCAATTAGGTGTGGCCTGTACAAAATTGCCATCGTCATTGACTAGCCACACACCTTGATTTGGATTGCTAGTGCCAACGCGGTCGGCTAGAATAGCTGGTGGCAAGTTCAAAGATTCGCGTGCTGTCGCTGCTGCGTTTGTTCTAGTGTAGGTTATTTCATCGCCGTCCAAAATTGCGCTACCGCGCATTTGGTATATGTCAGAGATGTAAGAAAACGCATCGAAATTGCCAGGCAGCCCTGGGTCACTTGAGGTCACATCAGTACCTGTTTTGTCAAAAATCTTGACATTCAAAAAGCCAATGGTGGGCAAGGCAACAGTACCTAGATCTACATCGATAGCGGGGAAAGTAATGCTGACTGTGCCTGACAAATAACCACCAACAAAACGATCAAAGACACCTGTAAATACCTGCACTTCATTCGTGCTTGTGGTGTCGTAGATAGGCGCAGTCTCATTGACCACAAAACATTCCATGTTGCCGCCACTAGTGGTATAAGTATTAGTGACTACATCACTATTGCCGTCTAGCATTGCACTCACATTACGCCGTGCGCAAATGTCACCATGGTTGTACCTAAAACTGAATTTGGCCCTACGCCCTCGGTCGCTACTAACATTAGTACCGTAGCCAGCAATTTGCACAACATAGGAAAAGGTCAGCGTGACTACGTCATCATCTTCCAACACTACATCCCCATTGACAGGCAGCATTTGCGTTACGGTTGGGTTTGCGATGTTTGAGACTCCGGTGTAGTCTAGGCCGTTGAAGTCGGCTGCACTACCGTTGTAGTTGTGTTTGTAGTTGACCGCTGACAGGCTAGGCAACGATCCAAACTCAAAGCCGGCCAGCTTGGTCTTGTTCGATGAGGTGATTGCCGTGCTCAGGGCATACAGATTGCCGCTAGTCTGCGTGACGAAGCTAGGCGTGTTTGAGGTGCTGTTGTTGGCGTTGTCTCCGTTCTTAAAATAGGCGTAAGCCGTCATACCGGCATTGGACTTTGCCACCGGAATAATCCACCACGCGCCATGGTACTGCATGATACGCGCTTGAAGGTTGGTCAGCATAGCAACCAAGACCTCCTTGCAGGTAAAAAATTCTGCTTCGCCGTTATCGTTGACGTTGCGCAGCTTGGTGTGATTGATGATAATCTTGCGCGTGTATGGCGCGCTGGTCATGTCATCATGCTGCACATGGTCGCTGACGTACAGAAAGTTCTTGTCCGACGCCCACGCATCAATATGGCGCACCTTGCTTAGGATGCGGCAAAAGACTGTAATCAAGTGCGTGGTGTCTGTATACTCTGCGGTTAGTGAATCCTTGTACAGCACCTCATCCAAGAGGCCTAGGTCGTCGGTAGCTTCCAACGTCACCAGTTGCGGGTCTTCGTCCTGTAGCGTGATGTCACAGAACAATACGCCGGACCAAAAGAGCTGCTGACTTGCCGATGGTCCACGGAACACTTCTACTCGGAAGCGACCCTCCTGACCGGTCTGCACATCGCTGACAAAGGTTTGTTCGGATGAACTGCTGACATAGATTGGAATGCTACACGCGCTGGCTAAGATTGGCTCATGGGTGTTCTGACTACGGCCATCCCAATCCATCTCAAAGCCTGGCGTGCCCAGCGTCAATGTGCCGACCGACGATCCGCTGTAGTCGCTGTCGTAGAAATCGATGTTGTACTCGAGTCCAAGGTCGTCCTTGAATCCTGCGGTAAATCTCTTTGCCATTAGTTCCCAAATCTGCGGCGGCGGCTGTATGCGCTGCGCTCCTCACTCAAGAGCAAGTCGCGGCCACGGATTGTGCCGGTAACATTGACGTTGCCGCCACCCATCATATTGCGCAACTTATCCAGCGGCGCTACCACCTCCGGATTGATTGAGCTGGTCCCTGGTCCCTCACCGACCATCGCGAGACTTGCGCCGGTGAACAGTCCGCCCTCTGCCATCTGAGGTATGCCCATGCCCGCGCCTAAAAAGAACTTTAAGCCAGCCTTGCCTCCGGTCAGCTCTGCAACACCTGTTGCACCGCCCATAAGAATTGACAGCACGGCGAATGTGGCCACCAATGCCGCAGCTTTGATGAGCAACCTTTCCAAGGTTTGCAACATAAACTCTCCAAAAGACTTCGTCCCTTGACGCAATGCCTCGAAAGCATTCATAAAAAAGTTCGGAAGCTGATCTTTCACGAACATACCTAGCTCACGGAATCGTCCAATAACCGGCTCTAGGCTCTGCTGTAGTTGGTCGTAACTACCGCGCAGACCACGGTTCTCTAGCGCGTGATTCTTAACGGCCTGGGCTGTTCTTCCGTGCGCCTGTTGTAGACGCTCAACATTGCGCACGGTTTCCGTTTGTATGGCAGCGTCGGCATCGCTTGCACCGCCATCGTCACCATCTCCGCTGATAACAATACCACCGAATTCAACCTCAGCCGCTTGCTTTTTCAATACGAGAATACTGTCGCTGAGGTCTTGAATTTGTCTGTCGAATCTAGTGACGTTGCGCCGCGCTATCTGCTTGTCGAACTTGTCACCCAACGAGCCAACGCTTGCCGCTGCTTCTGACACAGCTTTAGCTTGGCGGATTGATGCAAGCTCCGTTTCCAACGCGCGGCGCTTAGTATTCAGGGCCAACAGCGCCTGTTGTTTTTCTAGCTCTTTTGTGCTCTCGATGAAGGTGTCCGTCTCTTCTCTTGTCGTCTTCGTCATCGACTTGAGCGCCTCCAATGATCCGATAAGCAAGGTTACAGCTACTGCTACAGCGCCAATCGGATTGGCCGCCATTACTACATTCAGGCTGGCCATAGCTATGCGCATTTTTATCAATGCGCTGACAGTCAACAGCAGAGGGCCAGCGGCTGCCGCAATAGAGCCAACAATCAGCAGGGTATTCTTCTGACTTTCATTTAAGGAAGTAAACCTTTGTGCCGCACGAGTAACGCTGCCAATAATTTCTTTAATGGTTGGCATCAATGTTTGCGCCAACTCAGCACCAGCCAACTTCAAATTGTCTAAAGCCGTACTAAACTTACCTGCGGCAGTTTCGCTCAGGCGTTCCATAGCACCGGCAGCAAAGCCTCCTTCTTTGGCAAAGCCGGCGAGCACTTGATTAAACTGCTTCACAGGTACCGCACCTGCACCAAGTTTATTGGCCGGTAGACCGGTAGCATCTGCTAACGCTTCAAAAATTGGAATGCCCCTTTCCGCGAGCTGATTTAAGTTCTCTAACTCGACTTTGCCTTTGGCATTAACCTTAGCGAAGATTGCGGCAATGTCCTGGATTTCACTACCACTCGTAGCCGCAATGTCGCCAAGGAACTGTAGCTGATTGTTGACCTGATCAACTCCGGTGCCGCTTGCAATTAACTGCCTTGCAGCATTTGCTACGCCTTCTATTTGGAATGGTGTTTTAGCGGTAAAGTCATTCAAGTTGGCCATCATGTTGGCCGCTTGCTCCGCCCCACCTGTCAGACTTATAAAGCTCGTCTCTAACTTCTCCAGGTCAATGGCACTCTTGACTGCCGCAGCACCAATGCCGGCTAAAGGTGCCGAAAGTCCCATAGTCAAACTGCGACCCGCATTTTGGGTCATAGCTTGGATTTCGCTGAGGTTGTTGCGGAACCTTGCCTTTACACCGCGCAGGTCTTTGTTCAGTTTGTTCAGGCTCTTGCCATCCAAACCAATTACGACCAGCAAGTCTTGCATCTTAGCCATTCTTCATTCCTTTTAGTGCCATCACCAATAGCTTGTTTTGGCCCTTGTTTTTCTTCTTTTTCTTCTCCCACGGAAAGATACATAGGTCCGTAGGCTTAATCTTATGGCCAGGCTTACTGTGCGGGCTAAGATTGACGGCAGCAAGCCACCTGGTCCGTTCCCACTCCTGTTGCTGCCTGAACTCCTCCTGCTTGTGCATACCCTGGGCGGCCGCACAGAACTCCTCGAACGTCATGTCATAAAAAACAGAAGGGCCGAGGCGTAACTGCCCCAGCCCTATCTGCATACACGATTCAAACGTCAGCGCCTCGCCTTCACTTTTTTTTTCCGGAGCCGCCCCCCATGAGGGTACTCAGAGCCTCGGCAAGTGGTTCAAGATCGCTGATTTCAATAAGAGCCAAGAAGTCCTCGCACTCATAGTCGAATGGAATACCCGCGTGCTTGGCACCGGACTGCGCCATATAGTACACCAGGGTGCCTACCTCTACTACGTCATCGGACATTTTGCCGATGTCGATGCCGGCTTCACGCTTGGCCGCAGCCAGCGCGCGCATATCGCAGCGGAGCGTGAACTCCTTTTCACTCAGGGTGACCTTCATCAATCGATGCTGTCGTGCGTGATTGCGCCGCTCAACTCAATCGTGGCGCTGTAGGTCACGTTGTCCTCTGTGCCGGCGCTGGTTTCGATGCTAGTCACGAAAGCCGTGCTGCATTCGAAAACATCGTCATGCGTTCCCTCCACACCAAACTTCACGGCAAAGCTAGACCGCGCTGCAAAGTGCGTCATTAAGGTGGTAACTGCGCTTGTGGTGTCGTCCACCAATCCGGACACGCTAATGCTTCCGGAGCGCGTGCTTTCCAACAGCTCGCGGAAGCCGCTGCTGTCTTTGGTGGTAATGTCTCGCGTCTCCATGGACAGGCTGATGCTGCCCTCCGTTTGGTCCGGCAATGCCGTACCAGCAATGCTAACCAGGTAAACTGTACCGTTAAAAATGGCACCCATTATTTCTCTTCTTTTGTGTTGTTTGCTATGATGGCGTTCAGCAACAAATCGACGTATGCAAAGACGCGATCGTCCTTCACGCTTGGCGTGAGGTTCACCACCACCTTAGCAAACACCATGAAAGCCAGGAGCAGCTCTGCCCAGTTGTTCAGGAAAAAGTCCATAGGGGCAAGTTAAGCAATGCTCGTGACCTCAAACACCAAAGACACAACAACGTTGCCTAAGATTTGGTCGGTGTCATTTCTAAGAATCATAGCATAAACAAATCCGGCTACCACTTCAGAACCGTTGAAACTTACGTTATACGATTGACCTTTGTTGACCGGCGTGGTTATCGTCTCTGATTCTAGACTGCTGGATGCGGTCACGCTGCTTAATCTGTGAAAATCTAGAACAATGGTCCCGCTGGTCATATTGTTTCCGCTTTGCCTCCACAGATATGCCTTCTTCAAACTACCATTAAAAGGACATAGAAAAGCGTGGCGGTATTGCAGACTAGCATTTTCCGTAGTGCCTTCCCAAGGTATGTACACATTAACAACACCGTCTGTGTTGTGGAAGTAGCTAGTTAGCGTGTAGTACGATGATCCGCCGCCGGAAGTCACCGTGCCGGTGGTGCCGTCAATGGACAGGCTGCCATTGCTAAACACCAACTTGTTCACCGCACCGCTTGGAGACCCATCTGCTTCCTCCACCGTAAAGGTATTGCTGGGGAAGTTTGCGACGCTGACTGCGGTGCCGGTGCGCTGGATGCGCACGTCATAGGTCTGCTCTAAAATGTATACACGTTGGTCCGCATCGAACTCCACATCAATGGTGTCGATGTCAATGCTCTGCACCTGGACACCGTTGAATGTCCCGCTGACCCTATCCAGCGCACCGCGCACAGCAATGCCCAAATCCATGGCCTGCTCGTAGTCGTCGCTAATGCAGAACACCTCCACACGCGCTGTGTCCAGCTTGGACGTGGCATTCTTAGTCGCCGTGATTTCGGTGTCTGCAATCGTGTACACCACGAAAGGCACGTCAGCATCCTGCTGTGCCAACTCCGGATAGATACGGTCTGCACAGATAGCGCCCACGGCGCTGCTGTCCTGCAAGAGTTTGAATATGGCCTTACCTGTCTCCATTACAGCTTGAATTTATCAAAGATGCGCCGGTATGCGCTGACCTGCATCCGCTCCATAACAGGGGAGTAACGGGCAAGGAAGGGGCGTATCTGATTGTAGTTCTTAGAACCTAGCGACCGACCGCGGCCACCGACCTGTCCACTCTCTACAATGGCGGCAAAGAAACCATCATTGCGGTCGGATCCGCCCATTCTTGGACCCACCCACACATTGATCTTGCTGCCTCGACTATTCTTTACGCCAATGCTTCGGTACAGGGTGCCTGGCTTGACGGTAAGAATCCTTCCCTTGTCATAGAAAACAAAGTCCCGACTCAGGCGCTTCTTCTTCAGTTTGTCTTTGAGTTTCTTGCTGGCCCCGCGTGCTATCTTTTTGTTGGCCGCGCGTAGTTCTTTGGCAGCCTCCTTTGGAAACTGTCCGATGCGGCCAATCTGCTTCTCCAACTCATCGAGACCGATGATGGTGGTGCGCTGTTTGCCACGGCGCATAGAGAGCTTCTTGTTAACGCCCATCCGTCCCCTTTTCTTTGCAGAAGATGCGCAAGCCGTCCCGCCGTCCAATCTCTTCGAAGCCTAGGATTTCGTACTCCCTTGACTCAAACAAAATCACATCGGCCTGGCTGATGCTCACGGCCGTTGCATCTGTAGGATCAGGATGGCGCACAATAAACGTGAGGCTACGCTGCGGAAACACTTGGTACGCCTTGACGCTCTCTGATGCGCTTCCGGCGTAGATGACCTCCGCCCACATCTGCACATCCGTTGTGCCGGATCCGGTGGGCTGACCATAGCTGTCCTGCGTCAGCGTCTGCTTCCGGTGCGTGATATACCGGTCTCTACGTCCTGCGTTCTTCATCGGAAGCTGATGATGCGGTACGGATTGAGCAAAGACTCCAAGCCGATCTTCAGTTTATTGGTCACACCCATTACCTCCGGCGCACGTTGGTCGTACATATGGGCCACCAACAACTTCACCGCGTGCTTAATTGGTGCCGGTACGCTGGCCTCCGCATAGCCAAGGTCCACCGTAATTTGCAGCTTTTTGTAGGTGTCTGAGAACACGCTGGGAATGTTGTTGAAGGACACGAGCATGGGGTCGCGGCCGCTGGTAGCATAGAAGTCGCTGCTCGGCATCGTGGCCGTCGTGCTGTCGCTGGTAGCGTACTTGACGTTGGTGATGCTGTTGACGGGGCCAATGGGCAACTCCACGAAGTCCGGAAACTCGCTGAAGAAAAACGTAGCCGACCGGTCGCCTAGGCGGATGTTGCAAAACTGCTCAACGTAGTTGATTGCAGCCTGCCGGATGGCCTCGATCAAAGTGTCCTCCGTCGAGTGAGTCACCCGCAAGAATGCCTTCAGCTCTGAGGTGGACAATACCTCCGATGCCGTGCCGTCGCTCGCTTCTGTTATCCCGTACTGCATACTGCAATTTCGACAAAAAAAGGGGGACCGAAGCCCCCCTTTTCTTTCGTCTGATTTGCTTATCAGTAGTTGTTTCCTGAGAAGGTTGCACCGCTGTCGTTGGCGATGATGAAGCCCATGTGACCTGGAGTCCGCAGCTTCACGTCGAAAAACTGGTCAGCCACGAT